GCGCTACCTTGTCGGTAGCGCCCTAATGAGTTCTTCTCATTTCAGCATAGAATGCTGGCCTCGTAGGATACGGACTAGTGCAGGAAGGGACTTCTTGTGCCAACTCGTTCACGTTCTCGCGATCTTCGGGTCCAAGAGTTTGGGACCCAACGTATCTATGATACGTCAGGCCCTCCTTTTGATCCGCCGACCGTGTTGAACGGGAGCAAGACACATGGAGTTGTGGAGACATGCTCGGACTTCGTAGGCAATCCGAATGGTGTAAACCAATTCGATAAGCATACGATAACCACGCATTATCCCAGTTTGAACGGGCAGCTGTACGCTAGCAACGGGTTACTGGCACATGAATTTGTGTCAATGCCCATCGCTGACAAGCCAGCTGCTACCAATCCCACGGCCAAGTTTGGTTCGTTAACAGGTATTGACCTGAACAACCTCGCTTGGGCGATCTTGGCAGGGACCAATCCGCAGGTACCTCATGTTAGCGTACCTTCGTTCATTGGTGAACTGAAAGATCTTCCTTCGCTAGTCAAAGGGTATGGTGATGGCCTGTTAAAGGCTGTCGCCACCGCTAACTTAAGTTGGCGGTGGGCCATTCGCCCAATGATTAGCGACCTCCGCAAGTTAATGGACTTTCAGCGAGCGATGAATAATCGCCTTACTGAACTGTACGCCTTGCGGGACGGCCGGGTCCTTCGGAGACGGTGTCACCTCGATAAGGTCTACGCCAAAGACGCGCTTGAAACCAATCACTGGTATCATGCGGGTTTCGGTGTCCTCATGAGAGGAACACTTCAGAGGTTCTACAGCAAGGAGCTGTGGGGCTCGGCGCAATGGAAAATTGCGTCTGGCAGTCAGCTTCCTAACTTGGGTGCAGGCGTGCTAGATAATCTAGCCCGCCGACTCTCGTTAGGCCTGACAAGTCATGAAGCGTTAGCTACTGCCTGGGAGCTTACTCCCTGGTCGTGGCTTATTGACTGGTTTTCGAATGTCGGCGATGTTATCGCCGCAACGAACAATACAGTCGGCCTTACGTGGCAGAAGATCTGCGTGATGCGTCGGTTAAAATGTATAACCGATGCTAAGGTGGATCGCTCGGTCTCTACATCATGGGTCACATTGGATAGTGACTTTGTGATCGAGTACGAGCGCAAGGAACGCTATCCGGCGTTCCCTGTGTTACCGTTTCCTTTCCCTACCCTTCCCATTATTGATAGTGGGAAGATGTCGATACTGGCATCGCTGGCGGCACTGCGGCGATAGCCGCAAAACTGTCTGCGAGTGCCAGGAGTTCTCCCATGTTAGGCAATACGCTCGTTCTTCCTCAGGCTGGTGGTGACATCACCCTGATCAAGATCAACCAGGACAAGTACACTTCTGAGTATTTGTTCAAAAACGCAACCGGCACGTATCGCGCCAAAATTCGCCACAACGAGGGTCAAACCTCGCGGGTGAACTCGGCCGGCGTGAAGATTGCGTACGACCGCCATAACTTCGAAGTCGTGCAAACGATTTTCGAAGCCGGCGGCGTGCCCGAATATGAACGGAAGTTCTACTTCGTTTTGGAGGTCAAACCCTCCGAAACGTCGGTAGCCCTTGCGGACGCCGTTGCCGATCTTATGATCGCATCGTCGAACGCGTTCATGACGAGCTTGTTGAACTTCGAGTCGTGAGGCTTTATATCGGCTAATAACCGATTTAGCTTCGCTATCGAATTCGACAGTGGTAGCGTAACGCCGAACAGCATGGGACATTTCGCGGAGTTTATCCGTGTATGTCTAATTGCCATGTTCGGGAGTTGAGTAAGGTCTATGCTGCGCTCTTTCGGGACGCAGTACAGGCCTATCCGACGCTTGAGGCGGAATTTGAGAGAGATCTCGCCCGTCTCAATGTCCTCGTACCACAGAGAGGAATAGCAGTTTATCTGCTAGACCTCCCTGCGGCAGGCAAGCACTTTGATAAGTGTCTTGCGTCTGGCGAGTACAAACTGTCCGGACTCCCTCTAACAAAGAGGTTTTCGAACAGAGTAGTGATCCCTAAGTTTCTTAGGGGACTCTACTTACTCGTGTTTCACGAGGATGGTCGTCTGAGGGAAGACTATGACATCCAGGCTATTTTCTTCATACGGCAAATATTATTTGCTGCGAAGAAGGCCTCGGTCGCTTGTAGCGATGACAAAGTCGAGAGAGAAATCCTCGACTTTGTTGATGTTGATAAGGAACTACCAGAGCTCGATGAGTTCTGGCTTCCGGGTTCTTCTACTTCGTGTTCTACGGAGATTTACCATGGATTTAGTAAATCAACGCTTTACACGGAGCGAGTTGAATCTTCGCCTGCGTGTAAACGCGGACGATTATCAGCCTTCCTTGCAAGACTTGACCTCGTGTCAGGTCTTGTTACTTCCACGCTCGGATCTTACGATCCGAATGATTGGAAGTTCAGACACGGACCAGGTGCTATTTCAGAGGTCACTGGGCCGTCCAACAAGTACTGTTGGACGAACTGGTCAGATTCTCTGGAGCGCGAATTCCCAATTGCCAACTATGGTTACCATAGCTATAGCAGTTGGGCCCGTGACATACACCGTCTCGAGGGTCTTGGTTCGGAAGAACCTTACTCTCGATTGGTGGCTGTACCGAAGTCCTACTCGAAACCTCGGCTTATCGCCGCGGAGCCGAGCTCACATCAGTGGTGCCAACAGAATTTATGGCACTACTTTTGCGAGCGAAGCACTGGATCCTGGATTAGTGAGTTTGTTCGTTTCAACGATCAGACTCTTAATCAAGGCCTGTGCCGACTTGGGTCTTCTCACGGTCGCCTTATCACAGTCGATTTATCGGCTGCGAGCGATCGCGTTACCTGTCACGCTGTCGGGCAACTTTTTCGCAGCAATGCGAAATTGTTACGTTGCCTTAAGGCGTGTAGGACCCGTCGTATTCGAC